ATGGCAGAGGAGCTCTTTCCTACTCGACTAGATGAATATTGTAGATATTTTGATATTTCTTTTTTTGTATTACGTCTTAGGTGTATTTTCTGTAACTCTTTTCTGGATCCTCAAGACCTTGCTAGGTTTTATATGAAACAATTGAATTTAATTTGGAAAAATAAGGTTGCTTTTGGTTGTTGTACTTTATGTTTGAATTTGTCTGCAATTTATGAAAAAACTAAATTCTTTCAATGTACTGTAAATAGTGTTAACATTGAGCATTTAGTTAGAAAATCTATAAAAGATATACCTGTTCGTTGTTTGTTTTGTTTGAAACTGCTAGATCTTGCAGAGAAGTTTGATATTAAAGTTAGAGAAGATTTGTATTGTCTAGTTAGAGGACATTGGAGAGGAGTGTGTCGCGAGTGTAAAAAGAAAGAATGATAGGTCAGAGAGCAACCATCGAAGACATTAATTTGAACTTAGAGGAGCTTGTGTTGCCTGAGTGTCTTCTTTGCAACGAGTCATTGTCACCAGATGTGGAACCAGAGGAGGAGGAGCAACATCATTATAGCATAGACACCTGTTGCAAGCATTGTAATTCTGTGATTCGCATTGTAGTGTATGCTACAGGGTCAGCTATACATTTGCTGCAGCAACTACTAGTCGCCGAACTTTCTCTTCTTTGTCCTCTGTGTGCAAGAAATACCAGCCGTCATGGGAGATCTTAATAAAGGTACTGAAACTAATGAAAATACTGGGGATTGGTTTATAGTGCAGGAATCTGATTGTGTAGATGACTTGAATACATTGGATGACTTGTTTGAAACCAGTACAGATTGCTCGGGGATTTCCAATCTTATAGATGATATTGCTGAGGATGCTGTAGACGAGGGTAATTCTTTGGCATTGTTCAACACTCAAATGAGAGAGGAATGTGACTCCGCAATACAAAGTCTAAAACGAAAGTTTCTGAAAAGCCCGCAGCAACAACTTGCGGAGCTCAGTCCTAAACTGAATGCTGTACATATAACACCAAAAAAGAACAGCAGCAAACGGAGGTTGCAGTTTGAGGACAGTGGAGTAGTAGAAGATGAAGCTGAGAATTCTATTGAAAAGGTAGTAGAAGAGTCTGTGCATAACATAGATAATGAGGCGGGAAAACATGGAGATTATCTGAACCTGGAACTGTTACACTCAGCCAATAGAAAAGCTATATTATTGGCAAAATTTAAGGACAAGTTTTGTGTCAGTTTTTCTGAATTAACACGGACCTATAAAAGTGATAAATCATGTTCTATAAATTGGGTTGTATATGTTTATAACGCAGTTGATGAAGTGTTACAGGGTTCAAAAGTTGTTCTCCAACAATTTTGTGAATTTTTTCAGTTAATTATTTCTGATTTTTGTGGACTATACTTAATATCATTTAAAAGTGCCAAAAACCGTGAAACTGTCAATAAATTGTTTTGTCAATTGTTAAATATACAAGAATTTCAAATTACATGTGATCCACCTAGAAATAGAAGCGTTGCCGCTGCATTATACTTTTACAAAAAGTCTATCACAAATACTTCTTATGTATTTGGACAATTTCCTGAATGGGTTTCAAAGCTTACTATTGTAAATCACCAAACAGCAAATGCAGCTGAAAACTTTAAATTATCTGTTATGGTGCAATGGGCGTATGACAATGATATAATTGAAGAACCTGAAATAGCATACAAATATGCTCTATTAGCTGACGAAGATGCAAATGCTGCTGCTTTTTTAGATAGTAATTGTCAAGTTAAATATGTTAGAGATTGTCATCAAATGGTAAAATTATATAAGAGACAAGAAATGAGAGAAATGAGTACAGCTGATTGGATTCATAAGTGTTGTGAAAAATGTAATAATGAAGGAGACTGGAAACCTATTGCTTTATTCTTGAAGTACCAAAATATTCCTTTTGTGTCATTTTTAATTACTTTAAAAACATGGTTAAAGGGTTTGCCTAAAAAAAATTGTTTAGTTATTCATGGAAAACCAGATACAGGTAAATCATATTTTACTTTTTCATTTTTAAGATTTGTTAAAGGTAAAGTCATAAGTTATTTAAACAAATCAAGTCCTTTTTGGTTGATGCCATTGTTAGATACCAAATTCGGTCTCTTAGATGATGCTACTTATTCAGCTTGGCAATACATAGATCAATATATGAGAAATGCTTTAGATGGTAATTTAATGTGTTTGGATGCAAAACATAAAGCTCCTACACAACTAAAATTACCTCCATTAATCATTACAACTAATATAGCTGTTTTAGAAGAACAAAGTTTATTATATTTACACAGTAGAGTTATGTGCCTTGAGTTTCCAAACAAAATGCCTTTTAATGATGATGGTACACCTGTATATCAAATTAATGATGCTACATGGAAATGTTTTTTTAGAAAGTTTGGGCAACAATTAGATTTGACGCCATCAGAAGAAGAGGGAGATGGAGACCCGGGAGACATTGACCGCCCGTTTCGATGCACTGCAAGATCAGATAATGACTCTTTATGAGCAGGGAAATACTGACTTACAGTCTCAAATTAAACATTGGGAACTGGAAAGAAAAGCCAATGTACTTTTATATTATGCAAGAAAGGAAAATATAATGTCTTTAGGCTTACAGCCAACACCAGCTTTACAAGTATCAGAATACAGATCAAAAGAAGCAATACATATAATGTTGTTGTTAAAAAGTTTGGCTAGATCTCCTTATGCCAATGAAAAATGGAGTTTAGCTGATACAAGTTCACAAATTTTATTTACAGAACCTAAAAATTGTTTTAAAAAAGGTGCTTTTCAAGTAGAAGTGTTGTTTGATAATGATGAACAAAATATGTTTCCTTACCCAAATTGGAACCATATTTACTATCAGGATGCAAGTGATAACTGGCATAAAACTGAAGGACGAGTTGATTATGATGGTTGTTATTATGAGGAGGAAAATGGAGATAGAACATATTTTCGTTTATTTGAAAAAGATGCAGCTACATATGGACGTTCTGGACAGTGGACTGTAAGATTTAAAAACACTACTATTTTTACTCCTGTTACCAGTTCATCCCGCTCCGTCTGGCCTACCAGGGAAATTGGTGAATCCTCCAGCAACACCAACAACGACCAGGAAAGTGAGAATCGACGACCTGAAACTCCCAAGAGCCCTGAGCAGCAGTCTCCAACCTCGACGGCTGTTTCAACCAGACGACGACGACGAGGACGAGAAAGAGAATCGACCCCCGAACCAAAACGACGAAAATCCGCAGTCGGATCTTTTCCAACTCCTGAGCAAGTGGGAAGAGATCATAGATCAGTTGATGTCCACGGTCTTACGCGACTTGGAGTACTTCAAGCAGAAGCTTTCGACCCGCCATTAATAATTGTAAAAGGTGGTGCAAATAATTTAAAATGTTGGAGGAGGCGTTGTAAGCTAAAATATAGTAACTTGTATTCTGATAGTACTACGGTATTCAATTGGGTAAAACAACATAATGACACAAAAAGCACCAAAAGTAGAATATTAGTAGCTTTTAAAAGTAAAGAGCAAAGATCTGCATTTTTAAGCAATGTAACAATACCCAAAGGTTGTAGTGTCGCTTATGGTAATCTAAATAGCTTATAAATGTATAAAGTACGCAGAAAAAGAGCTTCCCCTGAAGATTTATATAGAACTTGTGCAACTGGTGACTGTCCTGAAGATGTTAAAAATAAAATAGAGCATAACACTTTGGCTGATCGTTTATTGAAATGGTTTAGTAGTTTTTTATTTTTTGGAAATTTGGGTATTGGAACTGGGAGAGGAACGGGTGGCACATTAGGTTACAGACCAATTGCTCCAACAACAACTCGTCCTACCCCCGATACTGTTCCAATACGACCTTCAGTAATAATAGATGCTATTGGGCCTTCTGAAATTGTGCCAGTTGATGCTATACAGCCAGGATCTTCTTCGATATTAACGGAGACTTCTGTAATAGATCCATCAGTAGTTGATATAGTAAGACCCTCTGATGGTTTAGAAGCTGGTGAAGTTGATGCACCCATAGATCCAGTGTCTGGGGCGGTAGGACCAGGAGGCCACCCATCAATCACAACTACTTCTGAAGAAGTTACTGCTATTTTAGATGTATCCCCTACTGTCATACCATCAAGAGTAGTTTTAGACACCTCTACTATAAATGGCGATGCTTCTCATTTTAGTATAATAACAGCTACCACTCATCCAAGTCCTGAAATAAATGTTTTTGTAGATCCAACATTTGCAGGTGAAACTGTGGGATATGAAGAAATACCTTTAGAATCATTTAATTCAATGACAGAGTTTGATATTGAAGAAGCCCCTCAAACTAGTACTCCAATTCAGCGAATAGAAAACACTATCAACCAGGCCAAAAGATTATACAATAGATTTACAGCACAAGTGGCTGTTAAACAACCAGAATTTTTAACTCAGGTTTCCCGCCTAACTCAATTTGAATATGAAAATCCCGCCTTTGACCCAAATGTTTCAATTGAATTTGAGCGGGACCTTCAGGCAATTGAAGCAGCGCCAAATCCTGAGTTTCAGGATATCCGCCTATTACATAGACCAGAATTATCATTAACAGCACAAGGTACAGTACGCGTTAGTAGATTAGGTGAAAGAGCAACTATGGTTACCAGAAGTGGTTTACAGCTTGGACAAGCAGTACATTTTTATTATGATATAAGTCCAATTGAATCAATTGAATTAGAAACATTAGGTATAGAAAGTGGTGATACTGCTAATGTAGTTAATGAAATAACAGAAAGTGTTTTAGTTGATCAGTTACCAGAACAGTCAATTTTACAAGAATATTCTGAAAATCAGTTACTAGACCCTTTAAATGAGAATTTTAGCAACACTCATTTAATTATAAACTCAGATGAACTAGGAGAAACATTTACTGTTCCTTCTTTGCCACCTGGAACGCCAAAAATATTTGTAGATGCATATGGTTCTTCTATAGTATTTTCTTATCCTCAATCTAATACTATAGATGTAAACATAACTGCAGCAACTTTATCACCTACATTTAATAATTTTCAGATAATTGATAATGATTTTTATTTACATCCAGCTTTATATCCTAGAAAACGTAGACGTTTGGACTTAAATAACATTTAATGTTTTGCAGATGGCCTTTTGGTTGAAGGACAATGGAAACTTTTATCTGCCTCCTGCCAAGCCAATTCCAAGGGTCTTGAATACGGATGAATATGTAACTGGAACCAATATTTACTTTACTGCAGCGACAGACCGTTTACTAACAGTTGGTCACCCTTACTTTACAGTTAAAGACCAGCAAAATAAGGTTACAGTGCCAAAGGTGTCAGGAAACCAGTATAGAGTTTTCAGATTAAAATGTCCTGATCCAAATCAATTTGCCTTAATTGACCCTAAAATATTTAACCCAGAAAGAGAACGGTTGGTTTGGGGTCTCAGAGGTATAGAAGTAAGTCGCGGAGGGCCTTTAGGTGTAGGAAGCACTGGGCATCCATTATTTAATAAATATTCAGACACTGAAAACATGTCAGTTTATCCTCCTAAAGAAGGGGAAGAAAATCGAATGAATATTTCAGTAGATCCCAAACTTACTCAACTGTTTATAGTAGGTTGTTCACCACCTCTTGGCCAATATTGGGATAAAGCTAAGTTTTGTGAATCTCATAATACTCAGAAAGGAGACTGTCCTCCTATTGAATTAATTTCTGAAGTTATAGAAGATGGTGATATGATGGATATTGGGTTTGGAAATATGAATAATAAAACTCTCTTTGAAAGCAGAGCAGGAGTACCTCTTGATATAATCAATGATAAAACAAAGTGGCCAGATTTTGTTAAAATGTCACAAGATATTTATGGTGACCAAATGTTCTTTTTTGGAAGACGGGAACAGATATATGCCAGACATCACCTTAACAGAGCAGGTACTATTGGAGATATTATTCCAATGGACAATACAGACTTCTTCTTAAATCCTAAACAGGGTGATCCAGCTGTAGCCCAGAAAAATATTTCTTCGCATGTATATGTTACAACTCCCAGTGGATCACTAAATTCTAGTGATGGTCAATTGTTTAATAAACCATTTTGGTTAAAAAGAGCTCAGGGAAATAATAATGGAATTATTTGGGGAAATGATATTTTTGTCACAGTGGGAGACAACACCAGAAACACAAATTTTAATATTTCAGTATATAAAGAAAATCAGACATTAGATACCTCATATGCATACAAAGCTGAAGATTTTAAAATATATACTAGGCATGTAGAGGAATATGAAATATCAATTGTATTACAACTTTGTAAGGTAAAACTAGATGCAGATATATTAGCACATATTAATGTTATGGACCCCACAATTTTAGAGAACTGGAAGCTAGCTTTTGTGCCACCACCTCAGGTTGGTATAGAAGATAATTACAGATTTATTGAATCGTTAGCTACACGTTGTCCCACAGAAGAGGACAAACATGAACCAGTAGACCCTTACAAAGATAAAAACTTTTGGACAATTGATCTAAGAGATAAATTTTCTTCCGAATTAAGCCAATCTTCTTTAGGAAGACGATTTTTATATCAGTCAAATATACTAGGAAATAAAAGACCCCGAAATGATATTACAATATCTGCATCTAGAGATACCAGCTCTGGTCGTATGACTAAACGCCGTAGAACAAAAAAATAAGCTTATAAACATGTTTACTTTAAAGCTGTGAATTTGCTGATACTGTGAAACTAATATATGAAATCATTTCAATGTTAAATACTTGAATATATTTAAGGCTGCTAAATAAAATGCTGCTGTGAAACTAATTCTGACTCGTGGTCAAAATATTTATGTACCGCGCCCGGTAATTACTTGGACCCACATCTGTCTTGGTCAAAACATCTTTAAACATTGCCAGGAGCGGATGTACAGAGCCAAATTGGCAAAAAAACATCGATTCCGGTAAAAAATTTGGCGCCAAAGGCATTTTTTGCAACCGTTATCGGTTCCAACGTCTTTTCAGGTACGTGCAAGTTCAAACAAAGGCTATGGGTGCCAAGAATGTACTCCAATTTGGTGTATCTGATCTTGCCTGAAGCTGTGTACCGAAATCGGGTTTCCTTTATTATATCTGTGATTGTTGCCAACAATTATTTCCTGTATAAAAAAAGTACACCAGGAGAGGTACATATAAAAGCTAGCAGTTTCTGCAGATATCAGCCTTCTTC